TCAGTATCACTGTTTAGGATCTTTAGGTTGTGGGTGTGGAATGACTCCAGGGGTAGTTCAGATACATTAGTGACATCATCCTGGAATGCTTCCAAGGTATTGTTAAATGCACCACCAACAGCACTAATGCTGAAGGCTGAATAGGTAACACTATTACCAGGTTCTTGGTCTACTACAACGGCGTTAGCTTCAGTAGTTTTACGGATAGTAATACTATTAGCAAAAGAATTGATGTACCACTTACCGTTAAATTGAGTATCACTAGCAGTTTGCCTAGCTTCTAAGAGTGCTTTAATAGCACCAAGTAGATCGTGAGTAGCGTGTGTACCAGTCAAGAATGTAGTAAAGGTAGCCCCACCTTGAGCTGTTGCTGTAGCAGTATGTGCAGTACCAGTAGGTGTACCCTTAATAGTTACCGTACAAATATCACCACCGGTAAGAGTGAGAAGTTTCAGGGTACCCTGTGAGTTAGCTACAAACGTACCAGCTGCTTGCATAGCAGTGGTAACAGTTTTGTTAGCAATGATAGTGGTATCCTGGATACTACGGAAGTGGTAGTCATCCTGCTTAGTACCAGTTAGGTAACCTGTGCCAGTGTTTGTCACCGTACAGAACGTACCTTCAGCAGCAGTCCATACAAACAGGTCAGTACCTTTGATAGCACCAATGTAGGAACCAGCAGTAGCACGGTCAATAAAGAACCATGCTGCATCTGCTAATTCAGTTTTGGTAAATGCAGTACCATTAGCCTTCTTCAGCACGTTAGTGTGCTTCATGCCAGGACGCTTCAGCATACCAAATGTAGGGTCAGGATAACCGTTAACACACTCAGTCAGCTGGTTGATTAGTTTCTTGTCGTCAGTTTGGCGGGATACACCACCAAGAAAATTAGGGATCTGTTGTGTTATTGCTGGCATTAGCGTTGCAAAGTACGGAACGGTTTATAGCTATTGTAATAGTTCTCTCCCTGAGGTTCACCAAAGAAGGAGAAGTCACCTTGGTTACACTCATACTCCATAGCCATAGCCCTTGCAAATGCTTCCTTTTGTTGGAGCATCTGGTACAGGTTGGGATCACCCATGGTACGACTAGAGAATATAGAAGCAGCCCGTGCTACAATAAATGCTTGGATAGGATCAGGGATATATGCCCACTCAAAATACCACAAGATGTCAACCTTAAGACTAGCGTCAGTCCACTTGTAAGTATGTTTGATACGGTCGTAGAGTTTACCTCCACGGTTAATACTATCGAACTGACGATTATTAAATCTCTTAGATGAGATGTTCAGATCAACCTGAAGCATGTCATCAGGAATCAAAACTTCGTTGTCCGAGTTAGGAGTAAGTGTATAATCAAATTCTTTATTGAAAGTCCATCCTTCGCTCTGTACCTCACGTGACACCTCTCTTAGGGTGTTGAGTGCAATCGCAACGTCCGGGTTGGTTTGGGTTTCAACTCTGGTTGTAACCTCATTACGAGTCAATGTACGAGATGATACGGTTTGTGAAATATTCACAGTGTAGTCAAACGTAACAGGATCAGTGGCAGGTGTTGCTTCTACACCAGCTACTGCAATAGATGTACCATCAGTAACACCAGTACCACCAATGTAAGTACCAACAGGAATGTTAGCAGTTTCAGTAGTAAGTGTGGTACCTGCAATGGAACCAGTAAATCGAGAGACCTCGTTAATAATGAGAGTTTCTTCAGTTGTCAGTGTGGTTACAGGAGCCTGACCAACTGACGCCAGGATCTGATTAACAGCTTTAAGTTCAGTGGAGCCAGTAGTTAGGTAAGGCATAGTTGCAAATGAGTATTATTCTCAATAAAGAATTAAAAAAAAGGAGCCCCCGAAAGGACTCCCATATAGAAAATATCAGAATGCGGCAGGCTTGGTAGCAGTACCGGCAAACAGTTCTACAGAAGCAGCGGGATTCAGGTAGTCTGCACCCATGGCGAGACGACCCAGGATCACGTCACCCTGGTAGATTGTGGACACGTCGCCACTGGTGACTTGCACCTGAGGAGCGATAGCTTCCACACAGCCAGCAGCTTCACGTTGGAAGATAAGGCCACAGCTGTTAGCGAATTCGGTTTCTTCACCGTACTCGTTGTTGATACCGGTGACATCAGCAGCGGCATCTTCAACAGCTTCAGACACGAAAGAACCAGTGTTACCAGGATCGGCTACACCAGGGTTCGTGGCAGAACCAGTACCATACTTGGTACCGTACTGAGAGAAGAACGGAATGTTCATTGACTTGAAGATCTTGATACCAGCAATCTCAACAATGCCTTCACCACCCTGCAAAGCAGAGCCTTGAGCATCGCGGTTTACCAGACCATTACTACCGACCGCTTGGATCAGCGAGTAGAATTGTCGTGGGTTTAGGATCCCGACCCTTCCGTCTTGGCTGACACCTTTCTCGTCAAGGGCTGCAGCTGCATCATAGAATGCAGTTACAAGCTTACCAGAATCATAGGCATCAGAAGCAGCGGTGCCGGTAGAACCAACACGGATCTGAGTACCACCTGGCTCGACATAGCCAGACTTAGTGATCGGAGAAGCAGCACGTGCACCACGAGTGACGGCACGGAAGATCAGACGATCATACTTTTGTGCAAGAGCGTAGCCGATCTTACGGCTGATCTCAGAACGCATGTCATAGTGTGACAGGGTTTCATCAAGATCATACAAGAATGCAGAACTGATCAACAGGTCATCGACCGTGATGGTCTTCTCTGCAACCGGAGGTGCATTGTTGCTGTCACCCAAAATGCTGTTTCCAGGCGTATGGAATTCAGCTTTGGTGTGACCTGTGTAGATGAATTGGAGAGACTTACCGTTCTGAAGAGTACGGCGCATCACCAGATCACGGGCAATAGCATTATGCTGGAACCCTTTAAACATTTCACCTGAAAAAAGCTTCAGGTAAAGAGCGCGGGCGTCACCCGTGCTATTAGATTGACCCGGGCGCGTAAGTTGCGCGGGGTTTGTAGAAGATTGAAAAGCCATTTCTATGGATAAAAATTATTTAGACAAGCTTCAAACGTTTGAAAAAATTTTGTGGTCTATTCCCACCGTCTAGACGGCTAGAGGTATCGGCGTACCGGCTCTAACCAATTGCTAAGGGAGGATTTGCACCTCCCAATTACAGAACTACTTAGCGGCTTTTAAGGTAAGCCACACCGCGATAGACAAGCTTCTGCTCTTTGGCAGCTTGAGCTTGCTCACGCAGACGCTGACGTAATTCAACGTTTGGCATAGTATCCTCCATAGAGAACTGAGGGAACCCCGTTCCATGTCACCTCATGTCATGCGTCCCTTGCGGGATGAACGGACGTTTTAATTAACCAATAGATGGTGCAGTCAGTGCTACCTCAGTGGTAGATGCTGCTGCCAGATCAAGTGGGAAGTTGTGAGCATTACGCTCATGCATTACTTCCATTCCTAAGCCAGCCCGATTGAGGATGTCAGCCCAGGTATTAACGACATGTCCGCCATGAACGATTGACTGATTGAAGTTGAAACCATTAAGGTTGAATGCCATTGTGGACACTCCCAAAGCGGTGAACCAAATCCCAACGACGGGCCAAGCAGCAAGAAAGAAGTGAAGGCTGCGAGAATTATTGAAAGAAGCATATTGAAAGATCAATCGTCCGAAGTACCCGTGAGCAGCGACAATATTATATGTCTCTTCTTCCTGTCCAAATTTATACCCATAGTTCTGAGATACATTCTCGGTCGTCTCCCTAACCAGGGAACTGGTGACAAGAGAACCATGCATAGCGCTGAACAAAGACCCACCAAATACGCCGGCAACACCAAGCATATGAAAAGGATGCATAAGAATATTGTGTTCAGCCTGGAAGACCAACATGTAGTTGAAGGTGCCGGAAATGCCAAGAGGCATCGCATCTGAAAAAGAACCTTGTCCAAAGGGATATACCAAGAAGACAGCACTAGCCGCAGCTACAGGTGCTGAGTAAGCAACGAAGATCCAAGGACGCATACCTAGCCGGTAGCTAAGTTCCCATTCGCGTCCCATGTAAGCGTAGATACCGATAAGGAAATGGAAGACAACGAGTTGGAATGGTCCACCGTTGTACAGCCATTCATCGAGACTGGCTGCTTCCCAGATGGGATAGAAGTGCAGGCCGATTGCATTTGAAGACGGGACAACTGCTCCCGATATAATGTTATTTCCGTACAGGAGCGATCCTGCAACTGGTTCACGAATGCCATCAATGTCTACAGGTGGTGCGCC